GTCCGGGGTATTTATCCAAAATATCACACCCCGCCGCAGAATAGCTTTGTACGCCTGCCGCCACTCGCAGATCAGCTTCATCAAGCATATTGATAAGGTCAATCTGCGACTGCTTCATGGTTGTGCGTGTGAGGTTTGTCAGTTCTTCCAAACTCTTTTTAAATTCAGCGTCCATAACACGGATTACAGCGGCATTTTCAAGCGGATGGGATAATTCTATGCTTAACTGCCCTAAAGTCGTTCTATCGTCCTCCCATGAGGTCAGAACAGCGTCTTGCAGGAGTGAACGCAACTCTTTCTGTGTCAGTCCCGTTAAGGTCTGCAATTTCTGTTCAATCGCCGCTTGACTCTCGCCCATCTGCTTTAACTTCCAGATAAGGCGGTCGGCGGTTGCGGTCATTTCCCCGGCGGAGAGTAGGCGGCGGGTGATGTCTTTGAGGATAAAGTCTTCTAATTGGCGGTATAATTCAAGAAGACGGTCTTCTTTGTTGGTGAAGTAGTCTGGTGTGAGCATTACTTTATTTCCTCATATCCGCAACTATCGCATTTTCCTTTAAATGTATATGCGTTATTCACATGACCGCAATTCGGACACAAAAAACCGCCTTGCTCGGCAGTTCCAACGCTTTCAAATCTCATGTGCTTGCAGTTTTCTTTCCACCAAACAGATTGTCTTAAAAAGTCAACCTCTGCCTTTCTTTTTTCAGAATCCAATTTGCTAGAACACATTTCGCAAACATCAAGGTCTTTACTTCTTCCACCACTATAAGCTAACAAAAGTGTCCTCTTTTTCAAATTCCCTGTTTCTGCTCCGCATATATCGCAAAATGTTCTTGTCATTCCCCTACTCCTTTCCTGCTGTCCTCTTGACTAAATCTATCCATTCATTTCATAAACACAAGCCAACGGGTTTTTGACCGCTTATCTCCAAACAACGGCTTAAAATCAATGTTGGCCAATATTTCAGAAGTCTTTATTTGTTCCTCATTCCACTTAAAAATCAATACTCCATCTGTTTTTAGCACCCTCATGCACTCCTTAAATCCTGCCCTTATGTATGGTTTCCAATCAGCAGGAAGAACGCCATACTTTTTGGCCAACCACGAATTTTCCCCAGCGTGGAGTAAATGCGGAGGGTCAAAGACAACCATTTTGAAAGATTCATCGTCAAACGGCATATTTCTAAAGTCCATTTTCACATCCGGCTTGATAACCAATTTCCGGCCATCACACAAGGTTGTTTCTAATTCTCTGTTATCTGCAAATACAACGTCCGTATTTTCTTTATCAAACCAAAACATTCTTGAACCGCAACAAGCATCTAAAATTCTTTCCATATTGCACTTCCTTTCTGCAATGCTCCTAAATAGTTAAAGCGTGAGGAAACGGTTAGGAATTACCGCTTTCTCCCCGTCGGGATATCCTCACACTTTAATTTTAATATAAATTGCAGATTCAGTTGTACCATTTTAACCTCTGCCGGCGGTCTGTTTAACAAGCCGTACCCATTCAGAGCCATGTATGCGCTTTGCTTCCTCGAAAAAGTGGTCTGTCGTTCCGGGAGTATGGAATTGCATTTTTCTATCCGTCTTTTGCTTTTTCTTTCCCGGCGGTGAAAACCAACCAGTAATATTTCCTGCGCTATCCTTAATCGGTATATTGGGAGTGAATACGAATCCTTCGTAAACTGCGTGTGCATAAGGTGTGTTATACTCAATCTCGCCGCCGTATATCCCCTGCGGATAGTTCACGCTATTCCGCAATGCTCCCTGTTGGAATGGTATCAGAGGGTCGCAGTCGGCTACTACCTGCATATTTAATAGCTTCTGTGCTTCTTTCAGATTGCGTTGCAACCTTGCATCAGTTATATCAATATCGACATTCCCTATATGCTGTCTAATCCTCATAAAATCACGCTTTCTGTTCCATATAAATTCCGTTCACGCAACCACTACAAAACTCAAGTTCTCCGCACCATTCTAAACAACACCAAAGATGTGGCATTTTATATTCTTCTGCACATTTTTTACAAACGCCCATATCTGGATTTTTTGCATATCTGCAAACCTCATTTGGGTTATTATCGAATTCACTCATTCCTTATTCCTCCCCAAACAATCCATCTTTCGGCTCATTCTCGCTCTTTGCTTCTGCCACAATATCCCGCGCCGCTTCTTCCGTGAACCCTTCATTATGCACCAGATAATACCACTTAGGATAAAAGCCCTTATCTGTCAGCAACAACGCCCTTGACCTATCTTCCTCCGCATTTCTCGTGAGGTCTGCAAAGTCAGCATATATTTCATAGTTCCCAAACTCGCTAGGAGCCGATTCCCCGTTGATAACAACCATAGCGTCCATTATATAGGCTATGTCATGAATCGCCCCTATACGCCCGTCTCCGTTGCTGTCAGGGCATGATAGAATGTCCCGGTAATCTCCCACGGTGTTAATTGTACGCCGCTCCGTTGCTTCTACCTGGGTAGCAGTAGCAACGGAAATAGTCTGACCGTTAAAGACGAAATATCCAGGGTCAAACCCGGTCTTGTAAGAAATGATAGAAAGCAGGAAATTTATTCCGTCCGTCCGGCTTGCAACTTGCAGAGTTGGCTGCCACTGCTCAAATGACTTATCAGTCATATCGTCCAGTCCGGTCTTGAGTACCATTCTCGGAAGTTCAATCCCGTTTGCTTCTGCATACTGTATCGCAGATTGACCGATTATCATTTTCGGCTCGGAATCCTCTGTTTCAACTCCCAGCGTGGACATTGCAATATCCAGCCAGCGCAGTTCCTCTATGCACTCCGAAAAGCACGATACCCCCAATGGGCTGTCCGGGTCTATGGTGTTGCTGTATGGGTTCTTTATGTACACGAATAAAGGCTTTTCGTGTTGCTGTTTGGGTTCTTTATGTACAAGAATAAAGGTTTTTCAAGGTTCTCCGCTGTAAACTCCGGCACAATATCCGCCCACTTTGTATTTTTTAGGTCTGTCGGCCGGCCGATTTCGTCCTGGTTATCAGAAACAAACGCTTTATTGGAAACTCTGTACACTTTGACAGACACACTCTCCCCGGCTTCGTCCCGGCGTTCTCCGTCCTCGAACCTGTGCCATTCTGCCCGTGTGTAGAATTTCTTTTCTTTCTGGTAGTATGAGAAAAATATCGCCCCGGTCACTTCCCCATTACTGTCAAATTCAGTCACAAGAAATCTGTCTGGCGGTATGTAGTCCATACCTTTCCCGTTCCACTTCGCCATAGATCCACCCAACATAACCACATCTTGCATAATCCGCTGGGCATTCTTCAGGAAATAATCATCAATGCATTTCTGGATTCTTTTTGCGGTTTCCCCAGTTCCATACTTTGACTGCACCTTGATATCAATATTCTGTGTAATCAGCTTAGCCAGTTCCCGTGCTACGGTGTTGGAAAAGCGTATTGTTCGGGTATCGCCCTTTACCCACGGTGGATTTCCGCTCTCCAACTGCCCCCACAGCTTGATAGCAGCGTCCATTTCTGGCGACAGGTACGTTTCCACACCGAAAGCCTTTTCAGCGTCCGTTTTAAACAGCATTTTGAATTTCTCCTTTATCCACGAAATTAAGCCCATGTTATACTCACCTTACCACTTGATTGTAAAATACGATTCGTTGTACTGACTGCCAGTGTGTACCTCATATCCCAGTTGCCGCATATAGTTAGCTGTTGGGTGACTTATCGTACCGTCTAAAGCTATATTGTTATCTCCATTTCTGATAGCTTCCTCAATCTCATGTTCGATTCTTTCCAGTTCACGCTCAACGCCGTTATTTCTTACCGCTTCTGTCTTTTCCCTTGCTTCATTTGCTGCAATCATTCAATCACCGCCCCTCTCATATTCTCCCAACTCCTGCACCTGCCGCAGTTGCCTTTTAGCGTTCAATTCAATCCACTTAAACAAAAGGCAACTGCATATATGGCTATCAAAGCTATCCCATTCATTATTCTTTTTATTCTTTCATTACACTTTGTCATTTGGAGTAAATAATTCAACAAAACAATCGAAAGAAAAATTATTGCAAAAATTTTATAAGCACTCATTTATATCCTTTCTATCCCTTTCGCTCCCCGGTATGGCTTTCGGTATTCTTTGCCGATGGTGATGGATTGGTTAAGGCTCATAGTATGG